TTATTTCATACAATTTGGTAGCTTTACTGTAGCCTTCCTCCTACTTGCTACAATACTCGGTACTGGATTAGTTTTTGCGCTAATGATTAAAAGCGGAAAAAACGTAGGTTCTAATTGATTGTTCATAGAAAAAAAGCCCTGAAGCCTTGGTATACAAGGGATTTCAGGGCTTTTATTAGCATCAATTGATTAACGAGAGAAGTGCTCTATAGATTCTTAAACCGTTGTGGCTGTAAGGTTCAAAGGGGATATTGTAAATCGCTCCCCCAATTCTTCCCCCAAAACACCCAAAATAGGGGGGATTTCACCCATTTTTAAGTGCTTCAACAAACACATCTGTAACCTTCTTTTTATCATCTTCAATGACATGGGCATACGTTTCCCAAATCACCTTCGGGGTGTTGCCAAGTCGTTCAGCAACAGTTGCCACATCTTCACCACTGTATAATAAAATTGAGGCATGTGTATGTCTTAATGTGTGAGGTTTAACCAAGGTACCCATTTTTTCTGATAATCGTTTGAAAGCATAAAACAAACTATTATCAGCATAAGGCTCTTTAGTTTGTGAAGAAATAAATACATAGCCACTTTCTTTTAATTGTTCACCATCTTCTAAAAGTATTTCAGAACTCCATACCCGATATTTTTTAAGCAATTTAATTAATTGGTCATCAATCGAGATTGTGCGATAACTATTCTTTGTTTTAGGCGATCGATGGCCGTTCCTATCACGAGTTCCTTCTATAGTAATAGTTCCATTCTTTAAATCGACATTTTTCCACTTTAAAGCTAAAGCTTCGCCACGTCTTATTCCAGTAAAAGCAATGGTCCTAATAATAGCATAAGACGTTATAGGTTCATCTGATTCTGCAATCTCAAGTAATTTATTAAGCTGCTGGATATTCAGTACATTTGGCTCTTCACGTTCCTCATCGTTGATAACCACTTTAGTAAAGCGATTACGAGGGATTATTTCTGCATCAACAGCAGCATTAACGGCAACTTTAAACACGCGATGAAATAGCCGTACTGTCGAAGGCTTGTATTCCTTCAATAAAGGGGTAATGAATTTCCGTTTATAAGTTTCTTTATCTAAAGACGAAAGTTTCATTTTCCCGATTAACGGTTTCACCTGGTATTTGATTATGTTCTTTCGCTGTTTTTGAGTAGTGATTTGCCACTCTCGTTCGTTTGACTCGTACCATATATCCATCCAAGCCCCGACAGTCATATTCTCATTTTCAACTTGAATAGAATTCCCATTCAGTAGTTGAGACTTAACCTCCAACAATTTTCGAAAGGCAACAGTCTCGGATGAAAATCCTTGTCCTGTCTTTTCCTTTCGTTTTCCCAAAACATCATAGTAACGATAACGATACGCATATTTAGTAGATCCATCAGAATCTACATACCAATATAAGTCCTTATCCTTTTTCGATTTATTCATTTTTGGTTTATAACTCATTTGACATTCCCCCAAGATTTCTACACGGACAGGTGTACTTTTTGGGTAATTGTCTTAGCATCACTCCTTTCTGATTGGAACGTACGTTCTTTTTGTGGTAAAAAATAATAATTTGAATATTATGAATCTTTTAATGTTTCTTCTAATTCGTTCTGAATAAATATAGTATTTTCAAATAACCTTGTAAGTCTTCTAATATTTGCTTTACTTAATATTACTGAATATATGCATGCGTTTTTATGATGAGCAATATTATCCATACTCGCTTTTGAAAGGTCTCTGAATTCAGTTACTAATTTTTGAGCAGAGAAATTATTTAAGTCACAATTCCCCATTAGATAATTTACTAAGCGCCAATAAAGAGCTGTATCAGAAATTTTAACACGCTTTTTTATTTGATAGTAATGTAGCCAATTACCCAACATTATTATGATTACAGGATCAGGTAATATTAGGTGAGATGCAAACGTGTTCGCTTGCATCTCAAATTCGTTTATTGTGTTATCAAGCATATCTTTAGATCTATCAGCAAATTGTGATTTTTTTTCTAGATGTAAAAAGTAGTGCCCCAATTCATGACCTATAGTAAAATTTCTACGTTCGGGTAAATGATTACTATTGTAAACTAAAGTTTTTTCATATTCATCAACAAAGAGCATCCCACATAAATCATCAGAAAAAGGGAAAGACTCAATAAAAATATTTTCCTCATATACAATATTCATTAATAATGAGTCACATCTATAATTATTCCAGTCAGGAATAATGAAATTATATCTTAAGAATACTTTTTCAGCTGTTGAAATTGCCTCTTTGATTAAATCCAATATGCCACACCCACTTATGTTCTATTTATCCTCTTTCTTTTTCTCTAAAATCCTCTTTCTTCTAATGGCAAGATAATCTTCTATTTCACTTCCTAGTTGTTCCATTTCTGATTCAGATAAATCAGCGTTTTCTTGTCTTAACCAAGCTTTTAATGGAGGTTCAGAAGTTACGTTACTTATATTTGGCTCATCTGTTCTACCTAATAAATAATCTGCAGACACATCTAAAGTATCAGCGAGTAAGATAATCATTTCATTAGAAGGGGTGCTGTATCCATTTTCGTAATTACTGATAGTACCTTTTGTAGTTTGGACTTTAGATGCCAATTGTTCTTGTGTTAACTTTTTAAATTTCCTAGCTAACCTTATTCGTTGGCTAATCATATGTTTCACTCCCTTTTGTACAAGTAAATTGTACTATCATATAAAGAATATAACTATCTCTAAAACAAAAGTACAAAAAAATCATACTTTTTGATTGACGTATGAGAATCTTGTTGTTATTATTTAAGTACAAGTTAATCATACCTTAGGAGGTGAGTGGTTTGAAAAACTTGAACTTAATTAACGCACGAAAAAATAAAAATCTGACTCAATCAGATTTAGCAGAAACATTAAAGTGTGTTAGTAAAGCTGCTATTTCTAACTGGGAAACGGGTTACTCTAAACCAAGATTAGAAGTAGCATTGGCAGTGTCAAGAATTTTAGATGAAGATGTGGCTTTTTTATTTAATTACAATGTACAAGAATCTTGTACAAAATAACCATTATAGGAGGAATAAAAATGAATTTAATTTTAGTTCAAAGTCGAGCATTCAATTCAGTTGTATGTGATTTATGGCAAAACGAAAATGGTGACATTTTCATGACACGAAAACAAATTGGTGAAGCTCTTGAATATTCAGAACCAGATACTGCTATTCGTAAAATTCACAAGCGTCATGAGGAAAGACTTAAACAATTTTCAGTACAGACCAATCTGGTCGGAACTGATGGAAAACAATATGAAACGTACATCTATAACGAAAAAGGTATTTACGAAATCATTCGTAAAAGTCAACAACCTAAAGCTGATGAATTTTATGATTTCGTGTATGACCTGTTAGAAAAACTCCGTAAGGACGAACTTAAAGTGGTTAAGGCAGAACCTAAACTTCCTTCTAACTACAAAGAAGCGTTAATCGCTCTACTGGAAAAAGAAGAAGAGCGCGAACAACTTGAACTCGAAAATAAAATGTACCAACAGCAAATAGCTGATGCACAACCAAAACTTACTTATATCGATGAGGTCTTGCGTTGTTCAGATTTACTATTAACAACACAAATTGCTGAAGATTACGGAATGAGTGCAATAGCATTTAACAAACTCTTACACAAATATGGTATTCAATACAACTTAAATAAACAGTGGTTGTTATACAGCAAATACAAAGGCTTGGGATATACAAAATCAGAAACCAAAGAGTACCCAAAACCAGATGGTTCAACAGGAGTAAAACTTCATACTAAATGGACTCAAAAAGGCCGTCTATTCTTATATGAAACATTAAAAACAAAAGGTATCTTACCGACTATGGAACAAATGAAGTTAACGCTAATTGAAAATAAACCCGCAGAAGGGATAGGTGCCTAGTGATTGAACTAATTCGCAAAAATACCTTATTAACTGATGAATTCGCAATTGAAACGGATACAAATATCGACCATGCATTATCTGTCATTTCTATTAATCCAGTTGAAGGTAATTCTGCTGATGGTTTTGCAGAAAAAATCGGGATTACATTAAGTCTAAATTACGAACAAATTGATGAAATAATTTTAATTTTACAAGAAGCAAGCAATGCACTTAAGCGTTCAGAAAATCTTTAGATGAACGGAGGTACCAAATGACTGCCATTGTACAAGTAGAAGTCAAAACTGACAACGAAGCATTAGATGCAAAATATGATGAGATTTTCGAAAAACACGTTACAGCTAGAAAGAAATTAGTAACTGTCAAACAACTAGCTGCTATGTACAGTATGGAACGAGATGCACTAGAGGACGCTTTTTTTACAGATCCTCGCATAAAACTATATGAGCGACGCCGCGGAAAAGGGAAGCGCTTCTGGATAGCTGAAAAAGTCATTCCGATTATGGATGAAATCATTGAATACGAATGGAATTAGAAAACAAAACACGGACAGGTGTACTTACATTCGTAATTTATAAAAGCATAGGAGAGGCCAGGGCAAATGGCCTCAATCAAACTACCAATCTAGTAGAAATAATAAGAGGTTGGGGCAAACAACCTCTTATCACTATATTAAGTTAACTTGGGAGAAATTTGTATTCCACAATGGAATTTATTCTGATTCGGAATATTTAGGAGGACTTTTTATGTTCGATGCACTTGAACACGGGAAAATGCTAAAACTCTTTCGCAAGAAAGCAAAAATGACTCAAGAAGATATTGCAGATGAATTAAATATAACTCAATCATGTGTAAGCAAATATGAAAGTGGCAGGAAGGTATTGGATTTATCTACATTTTTAAAGTGGATTAACATAACTAACTCGGAGATACCAGCGGCAGCAATGTTGTTCGGAATGGACACTGTAAATGCTGTAACTCAACTAATGCCGATGGTGCCAATGTTCGCAGGAGGGTTATTCAATTGGATGCTTTAGAAAAACTGAATCAACAGATTAGTAGAGAACTAACTTGCATTGATGATCTAACAGATGTAATCAAACTACACGTTAAATCAGGTCGTATCAACATAGCAAAACAACTAGAACGAGACCTACATAATTCACTGGAACAACTAGAAAAACTTCATAAGAAAAAAGAGTTATGGGCAACGGTTGCTGATTTAAACCAACGAGGAATACTTGTTCAGGTGGTGAAGAAACTTGCGCATCAAGCCTAGAGCGTGGCGACATATGACATTAAAGCAGAGGTTAATTTATGTACATTTCTTCTGTGATAAGAGGGTGTTGGAGAAGTTAAATGGCAATAAAAAAGCTGCTTAATCTGAGCGAAAGATTAAACAGCCATGACAACTTATATACAAATCTATTATACCACAAGTTTTGACGTTTGCGAGAGTTATCTTGCTCTCGTCAAGCAGCTTACAGCACCGTCTCCCTACGGTTATGCTTTGCCACTGTGAGTTGCTTGATGGGATGCCATCAGAAAGAAGGTGAGAGATCATGAATATTGCTCAGTTTAAGCCAAAAATGCGTGAGGTTAGATTAGACACCGAAGTATTTGAGGAACGATTTGCTGACTACGACATTATCAGTGAATTTACTGGAATCATCCTTACTTTAGTAGCTGTTGAGGACAATGTACGTTATATAAGCTTTGTCACAGCATCTTATGCAGAAGTGTTACGAAAACAAAAGGAGGCAATAGCGTGAGACAACTTATGGAAGTCGAAAATCCAATGGTGTTAGGAACAATTGAGCCAGTAAAAAATGTACCAACATTTCGTTATGTAGAAATGAAAAGAGATTTTCGGGATGTCTATGGAAGTTTAATCGTATTCAATGACGATTATATGAAGTTTCAAAACGGTGATATCGTCCACATGGATAACATTCATACGTACCTTGAGGAACATCACAATGCGGTATTTTGCACAAAAAAATAAACCACTTGGCAGAGTGGTCTTAGCAAAAATATATTTGCGCTCATTATAGCGCACTACAGGAGGAATTTCAATGAGTAACTTAGCAGAACAATTCAATAATCCTCAAATGGGACAACCTCAATTTCAAGGCGGAGCTCTAGCGCAAGCTAGTGCTTCTCGCGAAATGGAAGAAGTAAAAGGGCAAATTTTCATGGCAAAACAATTTCCCCGCAACGTATTTCAAGCTGAACAACGTGTATTAGATACATGTAAACGTCCAGCACTAGCTCAAACAGCAATGTACAGTTATCCAAAAGGTGGCACAAAGGTAACAGGCCCATCTATACGATTAGCAGAAGCAATCGCACAAAACTGGGGCAATTTATCATACGGCATTCAAGAGTTAGAGCAACGTAATGGAGAATCAGTAGCTAAAGCGTTTTGTTGGGACCTTGAAACGAATGTACGTCAAGAAAAAGTATTTACAGTTAAGCATGCAATCGGCACAAAAAAAGGTTTGAAGCAATTAACAGATCCGCGTGACATTTATGAAAAGGTAGCAAACGATGGAGCACGTCGATTACGTTCTTGCATCCTTGGTGTTATTCCTGGTGACATAGTTGATAAAGCAGTTTTACAATGCACCGAAACACTTGCTGGTAATAGCAAAGGACCGCTAAAAGATCGAATTGCTTCTATGTTAAAAGGTTTCAAAGACCATTATCGAGTTACACAAGAAATGGTCGAAACAAAGTTCGGCTACAATGCTGATTCTTTCAGCGAGTACGACTATGTAGAGCTTCTAAACATTGCTAATAGCCTAAAAGATGGTATGTCAAAAGTTGAGGACTGGTTCCCAAAAGATGATGCGAAAAATCAATCTAGCGGATTAGGTGAAGCGTTTAAAGACGAGCAAAAAACAGAGGTGAAATCAGATGCACCAAACGACATTCCAGTTGAACACCCAGAATTACCACTCGAATGAGGCCAACCAGCATTACATGTCAGTGTCACAGTTTAAAAGTGCTATGGAATGCGAAGCTAGAACATTTGCAGAGGTAAGGGGCGAGTTTTCTCGTCCTCCCTCTACAGCATTATTAGTAGGTTCATATTTACATGCTGCCTTTGAAAGTGATAGGGCATTTACTGAATTTCTAGAACAGAACCATGACAGCATCTACGGCAGTCGCGGTGGGAAATACAAGGATTATGAAAAAGCTGACGACATGATCGAAACCATCAAAAATGACGAGTTTTGCATGTTCGCTCTACAGGGCGAAAAAGAGGTCATCTATACAGGTGAATTATTCGGTGTAGAGTGGAAAATCAAGGTGGATAACATCAATCATGAACGTGGATTTTTCAGCGATTTAAAGAGTACACAGGAGCTTCGAAAGCGTTACTGGAGCGAGAAATATAATACTTGGGTTTCGTTTGTACAAGCCTTTGATTATGTGCTACAGATGTGGGTGTATCGAGAAATCATTTTCCAAAATACAGGGCGTTATTATGATCCATACATTGTGGCAGTTACCAAAGAATCGCCACCTGATAAAGCCGTTTTACACTTCGACTCAGGGCGTTTCGACTTCGAGAAAGAATATGTTCAATCGATGTTGCCAAGCATCATAGATGCAAAGCTAGGGCGTAAAAATGCACATCGATGTGATAAGTGCGAATTTTGCCGAGGGACTAAGAAACTTAGTGGAACATTTGAAATTGAGTATCTACTAGATTAGGTGGTGCAATTGAATGAACAATGTACCAACGAAGGTGTTATTGCCTGCTTGGATATTTGAGCAGGCGAAGGATAACGATGAAATCAGACGTTTGGTGCTGGATTATATGAGGCGTTACCCGAATTATAGGGTGCTTAAGGTTAGTAATAGTTTGGCAATCTGTGAGAGACAGGACGGGCTGTTATAGGAGGTAACCATGATTAAAATTCGACTAGCTGTTTTATTGGCTGAACGTGGCTTGAAAATACGAGACATCCATAGTAGGACAGGCATACCAATGACAACGCTAAGAACACTGTATTACGGCCGTTCTAACAGTGTGAAAACAAAAGATTTAGAGGCAATTTGCAAGGTACTGAATTGTAATGTAGGCGACATTTTAGATTACCAGGCAAGATGATTTTTATATCGTAAATGAAAAGGGGACATTAACAATGGATAAAATATTAAGATTCAAAAAAGCACCTACTCTTAAGGATTTAGAAGGATTAAGTGTTAATGGCGGAACTTTTGAAATTGGAGACGGATTTATTCAAAAAAATACAATTGTAATGAATGTACCAAATACTTTTAGGTTTACTACAAAAATCGAAGTATATAGCTATGAAAATGGCATTTGTGATTTAATCATGTCGCAGTTTTTAACAAGAGGTCCTGAATTGTGGGAAATGGGTGATGCTTTTTATCGCATCGGCTTCAATGATGAAGGAAACACAGAACAACAATTACGGTACTTATGCAACGAGTTAATAAATCGCGATTTAGTGGAGTGGGTTGAAAAAGATTAACTGAAAAACATGTGAACTTTATGAATAAATCTATGGTTAAAAATTTGAATATTGAAAATATGGAGGGTTGAGGCATGGATAAACAAATTACGGTAACGATGCCAGTTGAAGAATACGAAAGATTGAAACGGATTGAAGCTAAATACGATGACTTGATTCACAGTATGGAAAAATGTATTGAGGTACAAGAAGTTAAAAATGAGCATAAAGTTAATTTGATTTTCCGAACAAATTTAGCAGTTAAGCTACTTGCTCCATACAATGATTGGGATTGTGATTTAGAACATTTCGACAAGGTTATTATTCAACCGTACAAAGGCTAGGAGGGGGCAGGGCAAATGGGCATCATCCGAGTGGCTAAGAACAGCAACTATGTAGTGATGAATCGAACGGCATTGAACGATAACCGGCTATCTTGGAAAGCTAAAGGCATAATGGCATACATGCTTTCAATGCCAGATGATTGGGTGTTTTATATGGACGAGTTAATTACCCACTCAACAGATGGCAAAGATTCTTTCAAGAGTGGATTTAAAGAGCTCAAAGATAACGGTTATGTTGAACGCAAATCAATTAAGGATGAAAACACTAAGCGAATTGTATCTTGGGAAACTATAGTTCATGAAGTACCTTTTCCACAAACGGAAAAGCCACTAGTGGAAATTCCACCAGTGGAAAATCCATTGATGGAAAAACCACTAGTGGAAAATCCGCCACTACTAAGTACTGATAATAACCAAGTATTGAATAAACCAAATATTGATAATAACCAAGTACTGACTACAGACATGAAGCATGCTCAAAAGCTATATGAGTTCTTTGTCAGTCGTCTGCAAAAGTTTCCTAGTGATAAGTTACGAGAAGATATCGATTACTACCTAGCAACTTATCAAGATGCAGATTTAATTATTGAAGCATTTGAACGAGCACTTATAAATGGACGAGTTACTAACAAAGAAAAATATGCAACTGGCACATTACGCAACTGGAAACATGAAGGCGTAACATCTATCGAATTATTAGCTAAAAAGGAGGCGCAGCAACTTGCAGGCAATCAACACGGCACTACAAAAGGACAGCGTACTACACAAAGTGAACTCGGGGTTGATGTGGGCTTCTAGCAAATGCGAGAAACATGATATTCAACTGATGATCGTAAATGGCAAAGAGTCTTGTCCTAGATGTTTTTGCGAGAAAGAAAATGCTGTATTCGAAGCTGAATTTAAAGCTGAACTCCAGCAACAGCAAGCAAAGGTTAAGTTTAATACACTCGCAAATAAAAGCTTGATACAGGACAAAACGTTACTAGATGCAACATTTGATAGCTATATTGCACAGACAGCCGAAGAACAGGCTAACAAACAAAAAGCATTGCAATTTTTAGAACGCTACCAACAAGGTCACCGTTTCAATCTATGGTTTAACGGCAAGCCAGGTGTAGGGAAGAGTCATTTGTCTATGAGTATCTTAAAAGCTCTTAATAGCTTGCATGTATCGTGCTTGTATATCGACATCGATGAAATGTTGAGAAAGATAAGAGCTAGTTTTAACGACAAAGAATCTCCATATACAGAACAGTATTTCACCGAATTACTAACGAACGTTGATTACTTGGTATTGGACGATTTAGGAGCAGAAACAGGAAACATCGATACGAACAAACAAGCAACAGATTTCACCAGCAGATTATTACGAGCTGTTGTTAACGGACGACAGGATAAGTCAACAATCGTTACTACAAATCTATCAAGTAAAGCGCTAATGAATATGTATGATCCAAAGTTAATTAGTCGCATGATGAAGAATTTAGAGACGATTATTTTTACAGAAACAACGGACAAGCGTATTAAAAATATTGGATTTTAGAGGGGCAACAGCCCCTTGATGGAGGGTGATGGGATGATAGATCAAAAGTTTGTAGAAAGATTAGGATTTGGCGTTACACCGTATGCAGTCATTATCTGGCGTGATGGGGATGAAACTAAGTCCAAAACAATTTGTTATGACGAGCTGGAGGTACAAGTTGCGCTAGCTATGCATGCTAATCCGAAAGGATTTTATCACCGATATGAGCCGAAGGTTTACTACACGGCACAAGAACAGGAGTTGATTGCATGAGACGACGCAACGGCATTCCAATTGACATTCCTAGTGCTCGTAAGTCAGTACCGAAAGTTAAGGTGCAAAAGCCAAATGAATACAACCATTACAACGTGTATGTGACGATGTTCAAGCGCGAGGGTGATCAAAACATCTGGACCATGGTTCCGTTCATGCATCCGGATTACAAAAAACTTAGAAAAGAAGGTTATCGAATCACAGAGAAGTGGGATAAGAGGGAGGTTTCGGCATGACGTTAACTGAACAACTGGCATTTCATTTTGAAGATGATGAGATTTGGAAACCTGTTGTTGGTTATGAAGGGCTGTATGAAGTTAGTAGTAAAGGGCAAGTTCGATCTTTAGATAGACCAGTTTATAGAGGGAACAAAATCCACTGTTACATGAAAGGACGCATATTAAAACAAACCAAAACAACAACAGGTTACATGAGAGTGACATTAGTTAAACCAGGAAATAAAAACAAGATGTTTAGAGTGCATCGATTAATTGCCACTGCTTTTATTCCACAGATTGAAGGTAAAGAATTAATAAATCATATCGACTGTAATCCGTTAAACAACAATGTGGAAAACTTGGAATGGTGTACACATTCAGAAAACCTTATCCACGCATATCGTTCAGGCGAAAGAGATTGGTCTATTAAGAATAAAGAAGAGTTGATAATTCAGACCTATTTAGAAGACAGGAACAGTGGTTGCAACACAATTGCGAAGCAAATAGGGTGTGATGGCAAAACAATAAAAAGGCTGCTGGAACAACACGGAATACAAATACGAAGCAATAAAGATGTTAGAACCAAGGTTCCTTATGAAGTATTAGAAACGGAATTCAAAAACGGTTCAAGAAACATTGATATTGCTAAGAAATATAGCATCAGTACAACAACAGTAAAGAGGTACAAAAGAGAATATAAGGAGGGATTAAAAGTTGAATCAAACGCAGCTTATCGGAAGGCTAACTAAAGATCCCGAGATTTCATACACTCAATCAGGCATTGCAAGAGCACGTTTTACATTAGCTGTTAATCGAACTTTCAAAAATCAGAATAACGAGAATGAAACTGACTTTATCCAAATAGAAGCATGGAGAAAAACTGCTGAAAATGCTGCTAACTACTTAAAGAAAGGTAGTTTAACAGGGATAACAGGATCTATACGCACTGGTTCGTATGAGAGAGACGGGCAAAGAATCTATTTTACGAACGTTGTAGCTGACAGTATCCAATTCTTAGAGCCAAGAAACAGCACAGGAGGCTCACAGGGCGTATCAAACTACGAATCTAGTATAAATACAGGTGGACAGTATCAAGGCAGTTCACAGGGGCAATATGGCAGTAATAATCAGCCAAATTATTCAAGGGTCGATGAAGATCCGTTTGCGAATAGTAAGGGGCCGATTGAGGTTAATTCTGACGATTTACCTTTCTAAATAATTAATCGAGGTGATACACATGCCAACATTAAGAAAAATCACCAAGGCTAGGACATCAAGAGAATTAGAACGTTTGGTTACGGATGATACGGAGAGAGGTTGGATGGTAGCAAGTAGAATGAATTACATTTCTGCTGATCCACGACCTTATCAAATACTGTTGGAATTTAACACTGAAAGGGAACAGGTGGGTTTATGAACTTAACAAAACTATTTGAAACACAGGCAGCATTGGACGAGCACATCATGCAGGAACATCCAGAGTTACAAGGGCAGAATAATCTCGATTGGAAACTACTAGCTCTACAGGTTGAGCTAGGTGAATGTGCAAACGAATGGCGTGGGTTTAAGAAGTGGAGCAAGAATCAGAAGCCGAGAACATGGGATAGAATTCACTGCCCTAGTTGTGCAAAGAAAGGCTATTACAGAGGGAATCCACCAGTAGATGAGGTTAAAGGTAGGCATGGACTAGGGAACCATTGGTATTACTGTGATGATTGCGCAGGCTTCTTGGTAGTAGATAAAAATCCATTGTTAGAAGAATACGTTGACTGTCTGCATTTCATTTTGTCAGTAGGTTTAGATTTACAAGTTCAGCATGACTACATTTTCGATTTTAATAGAGATGATGAAGAATCAATAATCGACCTTTTTGCAGAATGTTACGCATTCGCTGGTGATTTGTATTGGAATAGTAAAAACGGCAGTACTATTACAGAATCACAGAATGACTACCAAACATTATTATTTCATTTTAATCATCTTGGTAGAAAATTAGGGTTTACATGGGAGCAAGTGGAAGAAGGTTACTTCAAAAAGAATAAGATTAACCACGAGCGTCAGGAGAGTGGCTATTGATGAAAAAAGACCTCACAAATGCTCAAGTCTCAATTCTACTTGAAATCGATGGACAAGTACATTTAGTCGGTTTCGAAAAAGAACGTTTAGAGACAATTACATCACTCGTAAAAGTGGCAGCTGAAGTAGCAGTGCCAACAGGTAGGTCGCAAACTGAATTAAGAGGGTTTTTAAATTGTAATTAAAATACACGCTGTTGGAAGAGTGCTAACAGGAGGACAAATATGAACGTACTCACATTTGAAATACCAGGGGTCATTCAACCACAAGAGCGACCTCGCTTTAGTAGACATGGCAAGAAAGTAATCACACATGATGCACCTAAAAGCAAGAATTTCAAAGACTTTGTAAAGCTCGTAGCATGGCAAAATAAACCGTCTGAATTGATTACAGAACCGATAAAGCTTCAAGCTGATATTTATCTCATGCCACCGCAAAAATATCGCACAGGACCGAAGAGAAAGCTTATAGAGAGTGGTGAGTTACGTCCAACAACAAAGCCTGATCTCGATAACCTGATTAAGGGAATAAAGGATGGGTGTAACAAAGTTATTTGGCATGATGATTCCCAGATCGTTGAGATGAATGTACGGAAGTTTTATTCAGAGCAACCGAGGGCAGAGGTGACGATTGAATGGCACCAAAAGTAGAGAATCGGTACATCTTGTTCACTGGTGAGGTTCATGAATCGGTTAAGTTTGATTTCACCATACAACAGATCGGAACCTTCATAGCTATGTGAAATCAAGGATATCCAATTAACGAGATAGCTCAGAAGCTTAATGCAAGTAAGGTGAGCGTGGCTTTGATTGCTATGGACCTTGAAATGGCTGGAAGGATTGGGCCAAGAACTGGTGGATTGTTAGGGAAGAGGAAAGTGGTTAGTTGAAATATATTGTTCAGTTAAAACAATAAAACATTTGGAGGGGGATTTATTATGATGAGTCAAGAAAAATTGGATATTTTAAATGGCATGGAAATTATAGATGAAGATTGTGGTGGAAGCGAGCTGGTTTATGTACTTGTCGAGTACAGCAATGAGAATATTGAAAAATTATCAAAAGTAGTGCCAGATGTTAATGAATATCTAAAGAATGTCGGTGATCCAGATGGCACTAAGGAAGGTATTGATATCGTTATAGCAGCATTTGAACACACTGATGCTGATTATTATCACAAAGGTAAATTCGTTATTTTTACAAAAGTACAACTACTTGAAATGTATGAGGATGAAAAGGGGAACCGCCTAAAAGTGGAAAGAGAATTAAAAAATCTTAGAACACACATTGGTTATGCGAAAGCACAGATTCAAGGAGCGTTGAACTCAATAGGTTAATTCGAACTAAATTGTGCAACAGGGGGGTGAGGTATTGAAATATGAATTAGTGCCACTTGAATTGGTAGAGGCACAAGCATTTGTAGACAAGCATCATAGGCACAATGTAGCACCACACAGGGACAAATTTAGAATTGGTTTAGCGCTAAATGACGAGCTAGTAGGAGTGATTATGGTTGGTCGTCCAGTGGCACGTCACAATGATGATGGTTGGACATTAGAGGCTATACGATGCTGTGTTTTAGATGGTTATAAAAATGCTTGCTCAAAACTGTATGCAGCAGCTTGGCGAGCAGCACGAAATTTAGGTTATCAAAGATTAATCACATATACATTAATTTCAGAGAGTGGGACTTCATTAGTTGCTGCTGGGGCCAAAATAATCGGTCAAACACAGGCACGTCCTAAAGGGTGGGATACACCTAGTAGACGTAGAAAAATGGCAGAACGTTACCCTACAGAACAAAAAACAATTTGGGAGTTTTGCTGAACAATATGAGGAAAAGAAAAAGCCGCAGCGTTTGCACACGCTACAGCTCGAATTGGTTTATGCCCTTTGATGGTGTTCACAACTCTAGTATATCACACCGTAGGAGGGCAAACCTATGACAAACTATCAATCTACAGCAAGCAAGGCAACTGAACATAATGATATGTTCTACATCATCACTCAAATGATTAAGGACTTCAAATGGATGCGTAATGAGGTCCAAAGGCTTCAAAAGCTTTTATATGGTCATAGCTTACCAATTCAAAATTGGGGAGTAGCACAGTACGGAGTAGAGGCAGCGATGCCGAAGGGTTCCAAGGGCAAAAGTATGATGGAGATTAAGCGTATTGAATCATTAGAAGAAAAGCGAAACAACCGATTAAGACGCTATGAAACAGAGGTTTATCTACTAGAAACACTAGGAGATACACTTCAAAACGAAACGCAAAAGGTTATTTACGATTGTTTGCTGGAGGGCATGACTTACAGAGAAATAGGGCTACACCTAATGATTTCTAAGGACAATGTGCAGAAGCAGAGGAAAGAAATTATTCAACAATTAATTGAAAATGAACAAATGGAAACGTTCCTGCTATATGGCGAATTTGATTAATGGTCAAGACAGAATAGACAAAGTAGACAGAATAGACAAATGAGACAAAAACGTACTTATTTGTTTTCACTAAAATTTAAGATGTAAAATGGAGGGGAGGTCGGACAGGTAAATCTTTCTTCACTTGGTATTTATAAAAACCTAAATATTAGGGAAAGACAGACCGACGACCGACCCGCGCTGAACAAGTTTGTTCGGAGCATGACATACACGGCCGGCCCATATTTTTAAGAGATTAGGTATCTTAATTAATATAAAAGGCTAATAAAAGCTGAAGGAGTGGTTTATATGTGAACTTCGTCCACTTTTATTCAGAAATTACTACATCAACAAAGTGCACGGAAATGCACTCTAAAATTAGAACACAATTCGTTACAAAATAACGTGGTACGCTCTGCCATGAGTCGCAAGTGAGCTCTAGACAATTTACCACAATATCAAAGCTTTCATCTTCGGATGGAGGCTTTTTCTTATTTACAAAAGGAGGTAGAACAATTGGCAAACACAGTAACACAAGAACAAATCGATAACATCATTGAGCAATCATCATTTGAGGTATTCCATCGAGTACATGAAAAGCAGTGCCTTGTTGTAGCTAAATTACCGAACGGCTTTACGGTAGTAGGTGAATCAGCTTGCGTTGATCCAGCTAATTACGATGAGCAGATTGGATACGACTTAGCAGTGAAACATATTAAAAACCGACTTTGGGAGCTAGAAGGGTACGCATTACAAAACAAATTGTATCAAATAAATTAAGAGCCCTTCACAGGGCTTTTTCTTTTGCTTTGAAAACTGCATCAAACAGCCAAAACACTACGAGTTGAGAGGGCAGAGTTTGGTGTGGTTTTGAGAGCAAAAAGTTAACACAATTATTTCATCTTCTGGTTTATGATTGGAATTAAGGAGGTGAAAATAATGATAGAGCAAGATACTTACAACGGGCAGTATGTAAACGTTACAAAAGAACAATCAGATTTAGGTTTTTCTTTCATTGAAGCCTTAAAAAATGATGATTTAAAAAGTTTTTGGTCAATGGTGTGTGAGTTAGATAAATCACGAGTATATGGTATTTATTATTCCTTGAAAAATGAACAATTATTTTTAGGGGAATTTGAGGATTTCGTTAGAACAGAGATTTTTGAGTTTGTAAAAGAAAAATATAAAAATGTCTTTGATAACACAGGTATTGCTTCTCACTTAAGATTTAGCGAGTTTGGAGAACACATCATTTGTATGGTACCAAATACAGTTGCACCATTACATTTTATTGCTGAGACAGAAATCTATGTTTTTCCTATTACCATATTGCCAGAAACAAAAATGAATAAAATGGATTCAGAAGTTTCGTGGAAAGCAAGAATTTATAATGATAGAGATTTTATGATTTAAAAACACCTGACAACGGTGTTTTTTTAATTTTACAAAGCAACTAGCATAATGGGGTGATGCCGTTGGGAAAGTAAAGAAATTGACACCAAAACAACAAGCATTTGCTGACTATTACATTGAGTTGGGAAATGCTACTGAAGCCTATATTAAAGCAGGGTACAACGAAAAGGGTTCTAGAGCTAATTCTGCAAGATTGATAGCAAATGATAGCGTTAAAGCCTATATAGATGAGCGTATGGAGGAATTAAAGTCCAAGAAGGTAGCAGATCAGCAAGAAATATTAGAGCTACTTACCGCAATCGCAAGGGGCGAGACAACTTCAGCAACTTTACGTGGCATTGGTGAAGGTGCACAAACCATCGATGAAGATATGCCACCTACTACTACAGAGCGTATTAAAGCTGCTGAATTGCTTGGTAAAAGATACCGTATGTGGATTGATAAAGTGGAAACGGACGGTAAAACTAAAGTGGTTATTGTGGATGATGTGTAATGACAGAGCAACGTATCAGCTTAGCTAGCATCATTACAGAGCAATTCAAACCATTTTGGCGCGCCTCTAGAGCAAAGGAACATTTACGCTATGTTTTAAAGGGTGGCCGTGGTTCTGGCAAGTCATTTCACATTCCGATGCGTATCCTGTTAGACATAATGGAATATCCAGTGTCGGCACTCGGTATCAGGAAAGTACAGAACACCATTTTAAAATCCGTGTACGCAAACTTTAAGGCTGCCGCAAATATCATGGGAGTACGTGATCAATTCCGTTTTGTTGATTCGAAATTGGAGATCACTTACTTAGGCAGAGGGAACAAGATTTACTTTGCTGGTGCTGATGATCCTGAAAAAATTAAATCTATCAAGGATGCTGATTTCCCTTTAGCTATCGTGTGGTTTGAGGAGTTAGCAGAATTTAAGTCAGAAGATGAAGTAACTACAATTGAAAATTCAATTCTGCGTGAGGAGTTGGAAGGGAAGATATTCTCGCAAGCTGACAGACAGCAAGCATACCCTTTTGACTACTCTTTTTATTATTCTTACAATCCACCGAAGCGTAAGCAATCGTGGGTGAATAAGAAGTATGAGAGTTCGATGATTGATGTCAATACCTATGTTGATCATTCAACTTATTTAGGAAATCCGCATTTATCGAAAAAGTTTATTGAAGAAGCAGAAAACGTTAAGAAAAATAAGCCGTTAAAATACCGTTGGGAATACCTCGGTGAAGCAATAGGGAGTGGTGTTGTGCCGTTTGATAACTTACAGATTAAAAAGGGATCGATTACAGACGAAATGGTTGCTTCCTTTGACAATATCCGCAATGGAGTCGACTTCGGTTATGCGACTGATCCACTGGCATTTGTTCGATGGCATTACGACAAAAAGAAGAATGGTATCTACGCTATTGATGAAATCTATGGTGTGAAAATCAGTAACCGAAAGTTAGCTGAGAAATTAAAAGCCAAAGGTTATCAATCTGACCGTATTGCAGCTGATTCAGCCGAACCAAAGTCCATTGCTGAATTACGTGATGAACAAGGAGTACCACGTATTTATGGTGTTAAAAAGGGTCCTGACAGTGTTGAATATGGTGAGGAATGGCTAGATGATTTGGACTTCATTTGCATCGATCCTCTACGTACACCAGACGTAGCACGAGAGTTCGAAAATATTGACTACCAGACTGATAAAGACGGTAATCCTCTTGCTCGTTTAGAGGATAAGGATAACCACACTATCGATGCCACACGCTATGCGTTCGAAGAAGATATGCGTGGTAGCACATACAGTTTTGATTAGAAAGAGGTGAGAACATGAGTTTTTTTTCGTACCAGGGTGCTGTTACAGACACAGACGTCATCAATGAAAACATAACAGCTGGTGCCAACAATGTCATAACAGATATCAAATGGCTTGAAAACGAAATCAATAAGTTTAAAAAGTCGGAGAAACGTAAGTGGATACTGATAGGCGAGGCTTATTATGAAGGTGAACAAGACATTTTAAAACGGGAACGATGGGTCATTGGTAAAGGTGGAAGACTAGAGGTAAATAGAAACCTTCCTAATAACAAGATACTAGATAACCAGTATGCAAAACTTGTAGATCAAAAGGTTAACTATCAACTAGGTAAACCAATAACAATTGAAACTAAAAACGAAGAGTATTTAAAGAAATTACAAGACATTTTCAATAAACGTTTCCACCGCACATTAAAAAGTGTTGGACAGGATGCATTGAATGGTGGTCTTGGCTGGCTTTATCCGTATTATGATGAAGATGGTGAGTTTGCTATCAAACGTTTTCCTCCATATGAAATCATTCCTTATTGGAAAGACTCAGAACAAACAATTCTAGACTTCGCAATTCGCTTATATGCTGTAAAAGAGTACGAGGGCGATAGAGAGGTTGTAGTGGAGAAAGCAGAGGTTTATAGTGCGCACGGAGTGGAACATTATCAGTGGTTCGCAGGGCATCTTGTAAAGGATGTAACAAAATCCCAAACCTCTTATATAACTATACGTGATGGTGAAAATGAATTAGGTATGAACTGGCAGCGAACGCCTTTAATTCCGTTTAAATTCAATAACAAGGAAATCCCTCTTATCAAGCGTGTGAAATCACTACAAGACGGAATTAACGTCATGTTAAGTGACTTTGAAAACAACATGCAGGAGGACGCCAGAAATACAATTCTCGTTCTCCATAACTATGATGGGCAGGACTTAGGTGAGTTTAGACGTAATTTATCTATATACGGCACCGTTAAAGTACGATCAGCGGATGGGGCAAAGGGAGGCGTTGAAACACTAACAATTGAAGTCAATGCAGACAACTACAAATCTATCTTATCGCTATTTAAAAAGGCTCTTATTGAAAATGGGCGAGGTTATGACGCTAAAGACGAACGTATGGCAAATAACCCAAATCAATTAAATATTAGAGCCATGTACAGCGAGATTGATCTTGACGCAGATGGTATTGAAACAGAGTTCCAGGCTTCATTTGAGGAATTGCTATGGTTTATCAATGTTCATTTAGCCAATACAGGCCAAGGTGATTATGAAGGTGAAAGTGTAAATATCATTTTTAACCGTGACATTCTCATTAATGAGATGGAAGTTGTTGATGTATTAAATAAATCACCTTACTTGTCTGAAGAAACAAAGATTGCGCAACATCCATATGTGAAAGATGTTCAACAAGAGATGCAGCGAAATAAGAAGGAGCGTCAGGAACGTGTGAATGAGTTTGATGGCTATGATGATCATTTCAAATCATTGAATGCGAAGTCGGGTGATGACAATGGTCAAGAGTAGAGAATACTGGCGCCGACGTTTCGAAATGCTTGAGCAATCACAACATGAGAAAAGTGAGGCATACTACAAAGATCTTGAAAAAGCCTACATTCAAACCATGAGCGAAATCGAAAAGGATATAGCTCGGTGGTACCAGCGCTTTGCTAAAAACAATGAGGTCAGTCTTGATGAAGCCAAACAGCTCCTTAAAAGAGATGAACTTCGGGAATTCAGGTGGACCGTTGAGGAATACATCGAATATGGCAAAAAGAATGCTATCAATCAAAAATGGATGAAACAGCTTGAAAATGCCTCTTCTCGTGTTCATATAAGCCGTTTAGAGAGTTTGCAGTTACAATTACAGCAACATGTAGAAAAACTGTATGGTGGACAAATTGACAGCTTTGAGCGATTGATGAAAGATGCATATCAGACGCAGTACTATCACACTGCATTTGAAATACAGTCGGCTTTCGAAATTGGTTTCACACTTCAAGCGCTAGACGAAACGAAGCTAGCCAAAATTATTAGCAAGCCTTGGACTGCTGATGGTCAAACGTTCTCAGCTAAAATATGGCGAGATCGTAATATGTTGCTTGATACATTGCATACAGAACTTATTCAATCGTTAGCTCGTGGTGAAGCTCCTAGCAGAATGATTACTAGTATAACTAGAAAAATGAATACCTCACGTTCTAACGCTGCTCGGCTTGTTTTAACCGAATCAGCGTTTTTTAGTGCTTCTGCTCAAAAGGATGCATTCGGCGAACTTGATGTAGAGCGATATGAAATAATCGCAACATTAGATCATAAAACAAGTAGTATTTGTCGTTCCATGGATGGCAAGGTATTTAAGATGGCAGACTTTGAACCCGGTATAACCGCTAATCCATTCCATCCACGATGTCGTTCAACTACAGCCCCTTGGTTCGAAGATGATTACAGTGAGCGAATCGCTCGTGATTTAGATGGCGAAACATATTACGTACCAAGCAATATGAAGTATGAAGAATGGTACCAAACACAGGCAGAAAAACATGGCGAAGAAAAGATTGAGCGCTATAAGAAGATGCAACGCAATCACAAAACTGATAAAGAACAATATAAAAAACACAAAAATATTCTTGGTCAAAATGCACCTAAATCTTTTGAAGAATTCCAAAATATTAAGTATAGTGATAGTAACGAATGGAATAAACTCCAAGATAATTTATATGTAAAAACAAATCTTCAAAACGGTACCTTTGGCACCCAAGTTAATCCGGAAAAACAAGCTCCACATATGGATTCAACTCAAACAGAAGGAAAGAGTTATTTCTTTGATTCTGTGGATGTACAAAAGATTTTGGATCAATATGCAGGCACAGGGATTGTGGAAAAAGATCGTCATGGAAATAGAACAGTAAAAGAAGTAATTGTTTTAGATAAGATTATAGGTATAGCTGTTTCTAATAACGGCACTTACGAAACGAACAAAGTTAAGATTCATCACTCGAAAAAACGGACGCATTTAGTTCCGATTAGACCTGATTAAAAGGAGTGGAAGCATGGATATCTTTTATGATTCAGGAGTAAAAATTAAAGTTACTTTTACTGATGACCAAACTTTAGTGGGAATAGTAGACCATTGGACTTCCACAAATGATAGCGAAGATGGTGTTCAAGAATTAACTATAAAACCCACCGAGGGAAAGCTTAAAGATCAGCTAGTTAACTTTAATGAAAATGAAGTAAGTACAATTGAAGTTATTAAGTAAAAGCACTTAACCAATCAACAAAGGCTAAGTGCTTTTATTATGCTTATTTTCGTCTTTTTAGCGCTTGTAGACGTTAAAGAACAAGTGTTTAATACCTAACAGGTCGTTACCTGTAAAAAACGAATTAGGAGGCTACTTAGATGAAAAAAGAAGATTTAATTGCAATGGGATTAAGTGAGGAACAGGCTGATGCTGTTGTTGGTAAATACGGAACAATGATTCCTGAAGAACGCTTTGACGAGGTCAACAAGGCGAAGAAAACACTTGAAGATCAAGTGAAAAATCATGAAACACAGTTAAAGGATTTGCAAGACAAGGCAAAAGGCAATGAGGAGTTACAAAAGACAATAACTGATTTGCAGCAGGCTAATGAAACGGCTAAAACGGAATACGAACAACAATTGAAAGACGAACGCATGAGTGCGGCACTGAAATTGTCATTACACAGCAAAGTACATGATGTTGATTTGGTAGCTGGCCTCATTGATAAAACAACAATTGAACTAAGCGAAGATGGAAAAGTTACAAAAGGGCTTGATGAGCAACTTAAATCGTTGCAAGAATCAAAGTCCTTTTTATTTGTGCCAGAAAAGCAACAACCGACATTTAAAGGGTGGGTTCCTGCTGGAGGATTAGGCGAAGGAGAAGGAACGAGTGATATGGGTTCTAACTTCGCGAAAATGGCGAATGAAAAAGGTACAAGTGATACAAATAACAACCCTTGGGACTAAACAATAAGGAGGGCTATATATGCCATATGTAAAACCAATTGAAAGATTTCAACGTGTAAATTTCTTAGCATCATCAAAGGTACAGGCATTTACTTATTTAGTGAGTGATGTAGGTGTAACGGCTGATGCGAACGGAAAGAAAATCGTAAAGGCAGGCACGGTTTTACCTAAAAACGATGCTACCGCAGAAGGTATCTTATATACCGATGTCGATGTATCAAATGGACCGCAACCTGGTTCATTGATTGTTGAAGCTTACATTTTAGAAGATCGTCTACCTACTGCACCAGATGCAGCAGCGAAAACAGCACTAAAAGAAATTAAATTCCGATAATTGGAGGGAAATCAATATGCCAGATGTTTTAGAGTTATTTAATCAAAAAACAGTATTAGATTATATGAAAGAGCGAAAGTACCAATCTTACGGTATTGGTGAAGCGCTTTTCCCAGAAACGAAGCATAACACGCTTGAATTTGAGTATCTTGTTGGGGCTAACGAATTGCCTGTCATCGCAAAGGTGCATTCATTTGATACAGAGGCAGAAATTGGCTCGTTAGATGCTGCTAAACAGGTGTTAGAGGCAGCTTATATCAAGAAGAAATATCAGATTACCGAAAAGGATCTAATTGCATTACAATTCCCACGAACAGCACAGGAGCAACAATACTTGATGCAACGAGTATTTAATTTAATCGACAAAGCAGCAAATGATGTTCGTGCTAGCGTTGAATTAATGCGTATGCAAGCACTTAGTACGGGTGAATTGAAATTAGCTTTGAATACAGCAAATGGTACACCTAAGACTCTTACGGTTGGATATGGAGTACCAGCAGATCATAAAGAGGCACTTGCTGGAACTGACCAATGGGGAACAGGTACAGAGGATATTCTTGGAGATTTAGAACGATGGTCTGATGCGTTAGATATTACGCCAACACGTGCGTTAACGTCCAAAAAAATTGCAGCTCTTATTTTACGCAATCCGAAGATTATTGGTTACCTATACGGCGCTGGTTCTGCTCGTGTGGCGAATTTAACAGATTTAAACGCCTTCTTTGCACAACAGGGATTACCTACTATTGCTGTATATGAATCAACTTCAAATACCAAATATCGTGAGCAAAACGCTGATGGAACATATACAACGAAGAGTTACTTCCCAGACAATAAATTCGTTATGTTTGGTGATGGACCACTCGGTGAATCGTTATACGGTCCAACACCAGAAGAGTCACGCCTTATTCGTAGTGGTTCTGATGTTGAAATGACTTCCATCGGCAAGGTAATCGGTATGGTGTATGAAGAAGGAAAAGATCCTGTTTCAACATGGGCAAAAGCAGCAGCTACCGCAATTCCGTCATTCCCAGAAGCGCAAAATGTATTCCAAGCGCAACCGATAGCATAAGGAGGTTATTTGAGATGGCAAACATTAAAGTAAAAGTGAAAAACGGCGCTTTCCCTATACGTTATAAGGGAGAGCGTTATTTAGTTGGTGAAGAATTAACGATTGACGAAAAGCATTTTAACGAATCTATGATGGAACGGTTAGATGAGTCAAAAAAGGCTGCTCAATCAAGTAAAACGTCTGAAAGTGAGTGATTCGTATGTATCTAGATGCAGTAATGAGATTATCTGCACTAGGAGTAAAGTTATCTAGCGCTCCAAGCAGTCCTGACGATATGTTATTGAAATTCGCTATCGATAAAGTAACTAATCACATTAATAACCAAACTAATTTAACGGCGATTCCATCAGGGTTAAATGAAATAGCCATTGATATGGTAGTAGGAGAGTTCTTGCTTACTAAAAAAGCTATGGGCTTACTGGATATCGAAACACTTAATTTTGAAGTTGTTGCAAAGCAAGTACAGGATGGTGACACGAATGTAGTATTTGCTGTAGAAGCAAATAGAACACCAGAGGCTCAATTTGAAGCATTTATTTCGTATCTACAGCACAGTAATACAGACTTTTTAAAGTACAGGGTACTCACATGGTAAGTGCTCGTAGAAAAGCTGTAGAGTTGTTGTACAAAGGATTGTGTACAGTGAAAGTTTGGCAAGAGGTTGAAGATCCTGTTACTCATGCTACAGGCCACAAAGAAGTAACATTGTTTACTGATCAAAAGTGCAAACTGTCATATGAAAAACAAACATCAACAACGCCAGCTGGTGGTCCTGCATTGATTGCTCAGACTACCAAACTATTTATCGCACCTGAACTAGATATTCCGGCCGGTTCTAAAATTATAGTGACACAACATGGTAAAACCGTTGAATTCGCAAGAAGTGGTGAGCCTGCTGTCTACACAGACCATCAAGAAATAATACTTGAAGCATTCGAGAGGTATGCATAATGAGTGTTAATTATCAGCAATTAAAAGCATTTGAGCGAAAGTTAGCCAAACTTGCAAGAGGTGACTTTGAGAAGTTCTGTGAGGCAGCAGCTAAGGAATTAGCTGCACGTATGTTACGTGAAGTTAAGAATAATACTAATGTGATAACAGGGTATTTACGTAACAATTGGACAATTGATGCAAATATACGAAAAGTTGGTGGGGTATTTGAAATTGATGTCTACAACCCAACTGAATACAGTAGCTATTATGAATACGGACATCGCACTCGAAATCATAAAGGATGGGTAAAAGGTCGATTCACAATGACAATAGCTGCTGACAAAATTGAAGGACAAGCACCAGCTATACTTGAGCGAAAATTATTCAACATGTTAAAGGAGACTTTCGATGGAGATTAATGATATTCAAAAAGCTATATCTGTTAAGCTCCACGATGCTTTTGGAGCTGATTACAAAAAATATATTGACGAAGTATCGCAGGGGTTTATGACTCCTGCTTTTTTCATTCAATTTTTGAAATTGGAACACATCAGGCAAATTGGTAAGCGATGGAAGGTGACTACTCTTTTTAATGTGCAGTATTTCCCTTCTGTTGGCGTTTCTGAGAGTGCAAATATGACTTTGAAGGTACAACAAGCATTGAAGGAGATAACGCTGTTAAATGGCTCGCTTATGCTTGGTACAGGAGCGAACAGCGAAGTTGTTGACGGTATAGGACATAATTTCATTCATTTCAACTTCTTCTTACAAGAGATTGAAGAAAAGATTTTCATGGGCTCATTAGAGCAACACATCAATAAGCAAAGGGGGATTCCGAATGGCGTCAACTAAAATACAGGAAAAAGTGGAACCTGTGAAAAGTGAAGATGTAAAAGAGTCCGTAAAAACTTCATCGCAAACCTTCACGACAGAACAACTTGTGAAAAGCCAAAAATACTATCATCGCCGTGATGCACTCAATGCATTGTTAGTAGATGGTAAAGAATATTCATTTGCTCAGGTGGATGAAATCTTAAATAAATTTGATAAAGGAGGTAAATAATGTGGCATTAGGTGGAGGACCATTTTTAACACAAAATAAAGTATTACCTGGTACGTATCAAAATTTCATTAGTGCAGCGAGAGCTTTTATAAACTTATCTGATCGTGGTTATGTCGGTTTACCAATCCCATTAGATTGGGGAGTTGACGGTGATGTGTTCGCTGTAACACAAGAAGATTTACAAAAGGATTCTCGTAAAATCTTTGGCTATGAATATACAGACCCTAAATTGAAGGGTATTCGTGATGTATTCAAAAACGCTATCACAGTTTACTTCTACAAACTCGCAGTAGATGCAGTAGCAGCTACAAATGATTTTGCCACAGCCAAGTACAAAGGGGTGCGAGGAAATGATATTACGATTGTAATCCAGTCTAATGTTGACGAGCCATCGAAATTCGATGTTAAAACATTACTAGCTAATGTATTGGTAGATGAACAAATGGCGGTTGCTACTGCTGCAGATTTAATTGCAAATGATTTCGTCAATTTTAAAACAAACGCGACATTAGCAGTTACAGCAGGCACACCATTAGCAGGAGGTTCAAACGGATCTGCAATTACAGGTGGCGTACACCAAGAGGCGTTAGATGCTCTAGAGGCCTATGGATTCAATACTCTTGGCTGTTTATCTTCGGAAAGCTCAATTAAATCGCTGTATGTTGAGTACACAAAGCGTATTCGTGACAAAGTTGGTGGTAAGTTCCAACTTGTAGGGCATAAGCTTGGCACCACTGATCATGAAGGTGTTATAGATGTACAAAACGATGCTAACGGAACTGATGAAGAAGTATTTGGTGCAGTATATTGGACCATAGGTGCACAAGCTGGCGTTGCTGTGAATCGCTCAAATACTAATAAACGATACGATGGTGAATTTACACTTGATATGTCTGAAACAAAGACACAATCACAACTTTCAACTTTATTAAAGAGTGGTAAATATGTATTCCATCGTGTAGGGGATGAAATTCGTGTGCTTGAAGATGTAAATACATTTACTTCATTTACAGTTGATAAAAATGAGGATTTCAATATGAATCAAGTTATTCGTGTGCTAGATCAACTAGCAATCGATACAGCACAATTGTTCAACAATCGTTATTTGGGTCAAGTGCCGAACGATCAAGATGGCCGTATCTCGTTATGGAAGGATATTGGAACACATCGTATGGAAATGCAACGTATTCGGGCTATCCAAAATTACAATAAAGACGAATTAACTGTGGCGCAAGGCAATTCAAAGAAAGCCGTTGTAGTAAACGAGGTTGTGATTCCTACTGTTGCGATGTCACAACTTTATATTACAACAACGGTAGCATAAAGGAGGGAATACAATTGAAAGTAAACAAAATTTCAGGACAGGCAATGGCTGCTGATTTATTACAAGACTTTTTACAAACAAAAAAGCAACCTGAAAGTATCTTACCTTTGAATCTTCAATACTTTGCAGAGGCTACTATGCATGCTCGTAATGCTATTCATGGGGCCCAAGGTGTTGCGTATGTAACCATTGAAGGAAATCGGTATAAATTCGCTCAATTAATAAACTTGGAAGCTCGTATGGATAAGACTAAAACAAAAGTACCTATCATGGGCAAAACAGGTAAGGGGAATAAATCGACAGGATGGGAAGGCACAGGATCAGCAACATTCCACTTTAATACATCAATTTTCCGCAAGTTATTAAAACGTTACAAAGAAACTGGTGAGGATATTTATTTTGATATCCAAGTTACTAATGAAGATGGTTCTTCTACAGTAGGTCGTCAAACGACTATTCTAATTGATTGTAATATGGATGGTGGAATCATTGCAGCATTGGATGCTGATGCAGAATATCTAGAGGATTCAGTTGACTTTACTTTCGAGGATTGGGATATGCCAGAGGAATTTACTACATTACAAGAAATGCTGTAAGAGCTCACTTTGTGGGCTTTTTTTATTTAAAAAGAAGGAGTGATTCTTGATGTCGTTAAAAGTTAGTGATATTACAGATACCGTTGTGTTGAGAGGTAATCCTAAAGAAGTCTACAAAAACGTATTTGAAGATATTGGACATTATTTTACAAACAATGCAGAAAGACTATCCGAAAGTGCGGTAGATTTACATGCAGGAATGGAAATAAAAATTGATATTCCAATTAACGATATTGTCACGATTACTACTAAAACAACCGAATATGTAACAAAGAAGGAGAGTAAATAAATATGTCAAATTTAACTGCATTTTTCGCACACAATAAAAAACAAAATGGAAATATTAAGAGAGCTGTTTCTAAAAGTTTTGTGGATGAACAAGGGAAACCTATTGAATGGGAGTTTGCGCCAGTTTCGCCAGAGCGTGATGCTGAATTAAAGTCTGAGTGTACAAAACGTTCTATGATTACACAAGGAAAACGTAAAGGACAATTTAACACGGACTTTGACCATTTTAAATACCAACGTTTATTAACAGTTGAATCTATTGTATTTCCAAATCTAAACGATAAAGAGTTACAAGATTCTTATAAAGCAATGGGTGCAGATGAACTACTTGGTAAGATGTTGACAATCGGTGAAATTGCAGATGCATCAGCTGCGGCACAAGAGGCTAATGGTTATGAAGCTGATTTGGAGGATTTGGTTGAAGAAGTAAAAAACTAATTGAAGACGGTGATGGTGACGCTAATATCATGCATTGGTGGGTCCATAAAATGCGTCGCTTACCGTCTGAATATATGTCTCTATCGCTAGCAGATAAGGCTTGTATTATTGCTTCGCTACAGATCAAGATTGAAGAGGATAAAAAGCAAGAGCGAGAAGCAAAACGAGGAACTAGAAAAAAGAAATAAAATAAACTTGAAGTTTTCCAATTTTAAAACTATAATGTTATTAATTACATTATAGATGCCAATGGGAAGCACCCATGGATTAGCTGATTATCTTAGTTATAATCAGTGTCCATGTGGTGCTTTTTTGTTGTAAAACTGCCCCATTAATGAAGCAGTTAACAAAAGAATGTTTAATTACAACAAAAGATTGTTAGAGGTGACTAAAAAAATACAAAATGGCAGCTATTATTAAATGGATAAAGGAATAAGTTATTCATCATCTTTTGATTGATGCAATTCATTTATCCTGTGCGTTTGTTTTAGAAAAAGCTCCATTGACTCCATTAGTGATTCTTTTGCTTCATCAGACATAGGCTTGCCATCGTAGGTTACCTTAACTTCATTTTTTAATATGTTTCGAAGCCATTTTAAATATTCGCTAATATCATTTTCTGTATTTTTTGTATTTAATTTGTTCGTAGATGGGTCCGACGTATCAGTTTTGCCTAATAAAAAGTCTATTGACACACCAAAAACCTCTGCGATGTTACTTAGCGTATCGATAGGTGGTGTTTTCGTACCATTTTCATAAGCAGTGTAGGTAGTTCGAGCAACTCCGATTCTATTAGCAACATATGCTTGAGTGAATTCAGGCTTTGTTTTCTTTATATTCTCGCGACACATTTTTAAACGTTGTGCAAGTACATTCATTATATGCACATCCTTATATATTATTTTGCTACTTATGATTGTATATGTTACCTAAGGGAACTTCTATATTTAACTATTGAATGTTCCTGAAAGTATCTTATTTTTTAAAAACAGTATTGACATGTTCCCTTAAGGAACTTATCATTGAATTAACCAATGTTCCTCAAAGGAACTTATTAGGAGGTGAGGTAATGAGAAGATGGCTCAAAGAAATCAGGATGTCTCAGGGAATAAAACAGGAAGAAATAGCTGATTCTGCTGAAATTTCGCGCGGGTATTACGCGAATATTGAGCGAGGGGATAAAACACCATCTGTTAGTGTCGCTAAAAGAATAGCAAACTACCTAAAATTTGATTGGACTAAATTCTTTAAAAGTTTTAATTAAAAATAATTAAGGGGATGGTTTAAGATGTGCATTAAAATCGAAAATTGGAACGGCTATGAAATTCGTTTTGTAGAGAAAGAACCTAATGAGTGGTGGGCGGTATTAAGAGATATTGCGGAAGCTATGGAATTAACAGCAAAAGGTGTGAAGCAACGTCTTCCAAAGGAGGTAATTTCAAATTACCCCCTTCAGACATCAGGAGGTATTCAAGATGTGTTAATCGTAGATGAATATGGCATTTACGAAACAGTTTTTGAAAGTCGTAAGAAAGAGGCTAAAGAGTTTAAACGTTGGGTATTTGAGATGTTGAAACAACTTCGCCAATCATCAGGATTAGAAGGCTTTCAAATTTTCCGTATGTTGGACAAGGAACACCAAAAAGAAACAATGGCAAAGCTTAATCAATCGTTGCTGAAACCAACAAAGGTGAATTTTATAAAAGCTAACACAATTGCAAACAAGGCTATTTCAAGTCGTCATGGACATCCAAAATCATTAAAGAAAAACCAGATGACACCTGAGATGTTGGTTGAGCGAGAGCCAATCCTAGCTGATACAGTAGATCTAATGATAGCAAAAGAAAAATTCCAACTTGATTTGTCAGTCAGCAAAAAAGTGTATGAAAAATATGTACAATAAAAAAATCATGTTTTAAGCTGCAACTTAAAACATGACATAACATTGAGTGACGTCCACTCAGAGAACATATTAGCTTAATTATACTCTAAAAGAGTAACTTTTAAAAGTGGATGTCCTCAAATTAGGAGGGCAAGTGCATGAATGAAAAAGAAAAAAGGTTACTAATGTTAATAAACGACTTCTCAAAATGCATTGGAGTTTCACCACCAAAAACATGTGACGTTGGATATTGGTGGCAAGAGGCAGTAGAAAAAATGAGTGACTTTCAGTTATTAGACCTTAAAAACTATGGTTTCTTATCTAAAAGCAATCAGCCAAATCTTAAGCGAATGAACCAATTATTAATAAAGCAAATCGAAAAAAGACAACTTTTAAACACTCTCGTATGAGGGTGTTTTTTCAATGGAAGGAGTGATGTTTATGTAAAATGTATAGTGAAATCTCTCCATATTATGTATATTTGTGTAGGAGGAGGGATGAAAAATGGCTCAAAACAAAGTAATTGCTGGAGAGTACCAGGGAAAAAATATAATGATGGGTAGAAATGTGGTTTTATTATACACATCATTTACAAAGTCGTTTCCTTTAAATAAAGAGACTGTAAAGTCATATGAGTTGATTACAGAAGAACATCGGAAAAGTGCTGTAAGTGGTGTAACAAGAGGTTTAGTTGGAGGAGTTTTATTGGGCCCTGTGGGTTTGTTAGCAGGGTTGTCTGCTAAAAATAAAGGCACTCATGTTCTTGCTATAGAGTTTACAGACAGCAATAAATCTTTGATTGAAATTAATGAAAAGCTATATAAGGTATTTATCCAATCAATGTTTTAAGCACTCAGTTTTGAGTGCTTTTTATTATGCAAAAAAAGAGGTGAGGCCATGGCAACAATTCGAACTGCAATCCAAATTGAAGATCGTTTGAGTCAACCTATTAGAGCTATGCATAATGCTATTTCAATGATGGTCAACCAAATGGAACAAATGAATGTAGCTTCTGGCAATATGTTCGATAGTTCCTCTATTGAGTTGATGCGAAGAAATTTAGCTACTGCAGCCAATTCGATGAATCAGATTGAACAAGAAATTCATGCTGCGAATAATGCGCAAGGTGGGCTTAACAATCGTATACGCGATGGTACAGATGCAATGGACGGACTACTGGGTAAACTCCTCGCCTTAATCGGAGCTTATCTATCTTTTCAAGGTTTGGGTAAATTAATAGAGATTTCTGATGAATTAACCAATACCAAGGCTCGTGTACAACTACTAGTAGAGGAAATGCCTGTAATTCCTGATCAGTTGGCTAAAGTTGACTTTGGACTTGGTGATATGAGTGACATAGAATTGGCACAACAACTTATACACGATGCTGCGCAACGTTCATATTCTTCATTTAAAGATACCGCTGACATGGTTTCTAGAATTGGTACTAATGCACGTGATTCATTCAGTAACTTAGGTGAGGTAGTAGCATTTACCGAACTTGTACAAAAGCAATTTGGTATTGCTGGAGCAAGCGCGGTTGAAGCAAGTAATGCAACAATTCAATTATCCCAAGCACTAGCCAGTGGAGTGTTACGTGGTGACGAACTTAACTCGATCTTTGAACAAGCACCAAACTTAATATCTACTATCGCTGACTATATGGGTGAACCTTTAGGGGCTATTCGGGACTTAGCTGCTGATGGAATGATTACAGCAGATATTGTAAAAAATGCAATGTTTGCAGCCGCGGATGAAATTAATAAAAAGTTTGATAGCATGCCAGTAACTTGGTCTCAAATGTGGACTTATTTTCAAAATGAAGCCTTGCGTGCGTTTGGCCCAATGTTAAAACAAATAAATGATGTTGCAAATAGTGAGAGATTTAAAGAATTTGTCGCTAGCGCAACACAGGCTTTATATTTAATAGCAAACGTTATAAGATATGTATTCACTGCAATCGCAACAGTAGGTGCCTTTATTTATGACAATTGGTCATTCATTGGTCCTGTTATATTAAGTGTAGCTAGTGCTTTGATAGCATATGCAATGTATGCTAGATTAGCAGCTCTAGGGACATTTTTGATGACAGCTGCCCAATGGGCTTGGAATGCTGCTTTAAACGCTAATCCGATAGGATTAATTATTGCTGCAATTGTTATACTCATTGGATTATTTTTTTTAGTGATTAATGTTATAAATCACTTCGCTGGAACATCTATCAGTGCAACAGGCATTATTGCTGGAGCATTTATGGTCCTCGGTTCCGCAATTTTTAATGTGATCGCATACCTGTGGAATATGTGGGCATCCTACATTGAATTTTTTGTTAATATCACACAAGGCAGGACTTATGCAGTGAGACGCCTATTTTACAATTTGGCTACAAACGTGTTAGATGTAATTATTTCAATGACTAGTGGTTGGGATGGATTTGCCACAAGCTTTGTTAATGCCATTGTTAAGGCAGTAAACAAAGCAATACAAGCTTGGAACCGGTTTATAGATTTATTACCAGATAATATTGCATCGAGTATAGGTTTAAAAGTAGGTACAGAATTCGGCGAGAGTAAGTCTATTACCAGTGACTTGAAAAACCTTAAAGGTGCACTAGGTGATTGGGTTGGAGAACCTCCTGACGATTACTGGGAAGCCCCTAAATTGGAAATGAAATCTTTAGGGGATGCTTGGGATACAGGCTATGATTGGGGAGCTAATTTGCTTAACTCAAAAGAAGGAACAAGTGGCAATACCGATGCACTTATGAAGTCAATTAACGATTCGCTAGGATTAGGGGACAAACTTGATAAAGGCAATGAGGCAGGCAAGAAAACAGCTGACAATACGAAGAAGGCAGCTGATGGTATTAAAATGATGAATGAGGATTTAAAATACCTTCGTGACATTGCTGAACGTGAAGCAATCAATCGATATACAACAGCCGAAATCAAAGTCGATATGAAAAACGAAAACCACATTAACAGCGATCTGGACATTGATGGAGTT